ATCTTTTTTTCTGGGAATCTGCCCAAAAACCATGCCGGTAATAAATACGATGCAAACTCTGATTTAGTATGCCTTGGCGGCATATTAACGATTAAACGCTTCAACTCACCTGATGCAACACGATCAAAGGCGTTACCCATGATCTTGTGGTGCCTGCCTTCAATAAACGCAGGCCACGCATACTTCACAAAGTTCATAAAGGAGTCTTGGGCGGCTTCTTTTCTTTCAGCCTCCTCCAGCTCTTCTATTAACTTAAGAAGTTCCTCCTGATCTGATACAGGAAGGTTTTCTACGTTCTTTAAAAGGTTTGGATCTATACGGTCTTTTAAGGGCATAGGTTCCCCTAAGTAGTCTACTAAGCTAAGTGATCACTAGGTTATGTTCATTTAACTATATGCCCGTCAGGGCATTAATTGTTCTACTAAGAATAAGTTATGACTGAGCTAAGTAGACTACTAAGTCATAACTTGAAACTAACAGTTTAGCATATTAAGGGTATTGACAAGGAAAGCAACAGAATAACTCGAAAATTTTAAAAAAAATTTTTGGGCATATGGGACTCCTAGGGTGTTTTCTGAGAAAAAAAGGGAGAGCTTAAGTAAACCCAGGTGTAATTTTAGAAAAAGTTGTAATTATTTGAGTGGATTACTATGTATATGTATATGTGTGCGCGTATGCGTTCAGGGGGGTGCCCCCCAGGTGAAAATCCTCTTGGATTTTCATCCTGGTTTACGCCTCAGTGAACATTCTCGTGGTCGGACTCTGCTTCTTCTTGATCGATCTCCTTGGATCCTAGCAATCCAGCTAACTTCTCTTGGATCTCACTAGCTACTTGGGAGGAGTCTCTCTCTTGAGTAGTCACGTTGACTTCTGTACTGAATAGACCACTAGCTTTACCTAGCAACTCAGCAGCCCTTAGCCTTAGTTGATCAGTCTCTCCTCCGGCTAGAGCCTCCCTTAAGTGATCAGTGACCTTCTCACGATCTGTGACCGCTTTATCTACTACTGCCCGCTCTCTGGCTTTGATCAGCAGGTCTACCCTTGACCTAATCTCAACCTCTGCCATGAGCCTCGAAGCTAGTGTATGGATGCTTGCAGAGGTAGTTGAGTCAGCAGGCTCAAAAGCCTCACGATAGGAATCTGCATAGGTCATCCCTGAGGCAACGCACCTTGCGAAATGAAGACGTTTCGGACTCATTTGTTTGCCTGCCATTACTATTCCCTGATCAATAATTAACTGACTTTGATTCTACGATCTCAGGATCCCCGCTGGAATGCACCGTACACCGTAATGCGTATAGTGTTGACCGTAATGCGTAATTGAGTATAATCCGCTCAGGCCCAAGGCAAAGTGATTTCACTAACAAGCAGGCCAACACAAACTAGGAGACTGATTATGAACGAACAAATAGACCACCACTACTTCTCTCGAAAGAGGATCTTGTCTTTCGGGGGAGGCGTGGATTCAAGCGCGATCCTACTGATACATTTGTACCATGAGGATCTAGCTATAGACCATGTTGTCTTTAGTGATACTGGAGCTGAATCTGCCGAGACATACGCTAATGTCAGGCGTTTTCAGAAGCTCTGCGAAGAACACGATCTACCCTTCGATATCGTCAGCAAAGAAGGCGAGACCATAACCCAGTGGGTCACCAGACTTGGGATCGTCCCAGTGATGATCGGCGGCTCCCATGTTTGCTCAGCCAAGTTTAAAGGTGAGGTGATCGCCAAGTGGGCCAAGCAGACATACCCAGACTCAGAGATCACCTACCTAATCGGCATAGAGGCGAATGAGCTTTACCGTAAGAAGCGATTTACCAAGCCTAAGAATGACAAGGCCAAGTATGAGTACCCGCTTATCGATTTGGATGAGACCAGAGAGAGCTGTATCGAGCTTCTCAAGTCATATGACTTTGATGTGCCTAAGTCATCATGCGTATTCTGTCCTTTCCTGAGTAAAGAAGAGATCTACGAGGCCAGACAGGATCCTCAGAGATGGGATCTCATAAAGCTGGTCGAGGAGCGGTTCCAAGAGGAGTCACCTCGAAAGCATCAGGCTTGGATAGATGCAGGCAAGCCACTCAGCTTGACCAGACCCAAAGAATGGAAAACTGGGAGTGCAGTAGTGACCGAGGGCAAAGGTGATGTAGGCGATCATTGTAAGATCGGATGGAGGGCACCTGACGGCCAATGGCAACACGACTCATGGGCCAAGGGAGCGCGTCTATTCACCGCCAAGGTAGACGGTGAGCTTCTCTCGATAGATGAGTGGGAGAAGAAGATCGACTCTGAGAGCGCACCTCAGAGGCCCTCACTGGGTCAGTTATTAGAGAGTCAGTACCAATAGTCGAAACTCCCTTCGGGGAGTCCGGCCAAGATGACTACTTGATCGCTGATGAGACAAGTCACAACTAGGAGAATTGAAAATGGATCAGATAAAACAAGAGCTAGAAGATAGAAGGTCGGAAGTGGTTAATTTTGTAGAGCCAGTAGCCTCTGGAAAAACCAAGGTCAAGAAGACCAAGAGGGCATACCGAATATGGATCGAGGGCAAAAAGCTTGAGGCTGCTCAGTTCCACGCTGGGGAGACATACAAGGTCTACTACGGCCCTGAGTCGATTGAGCTTTGTCCTAGCTTGGGCGGTGATCGAGCGGTGACTGCAAGCAGGCCCATCATAGATCTCCACGAGAAGCGCATTGGTGAGATCTTTAACGAGGGAGACCAGATAGAGGTCAAGTACTACGAACACGGCCTAATCACATTTAGGAGGGCCTTGTAGATTCCAACTGATGAGATCAATTGGTGATTGATCGAAACCCCCTTATGGGGGTCTTGGAAAACTAAAACTAGGAGAACTGAAAATGAAATTTCTAATCTTATCACTCACGTTTATCACTCTATTTGTAGTCATGAGCATCGTAGTCACTGCCGCCGGTCTGGGGGTCATTGACCTATGGCTGGAGGCAAACACCGACCTAAGCACTCTAGAGATCGCAGCGATCAACTGGGGCCTCTGGGGAGCTTATTTTGCCTCCTTCGCAGCGGGTCTGAAAATATCTGGAGGACACATCTAATGCCATTACCTTACCGTTTTTTCTTTATCAAACTCGTGCTGCTAGATGACAACCTCTGCGAGATCACTGTCAGAGATTCTCACAATGATCACTTGGTGTTTTCTTACTTTGCTGACAGTTTCTTTAGGGGTCAGGAAGTGATCGAGCAGTACATACTCAAGAGAGATCTGGGAGACCATCAATACTCGATCAGTTTTGATCTAAGGGGGCCAGCTACCCGCGCAGCATAGTCGAAACCCCCTCTGGGGGTCGTGCGTAGGCTGGGAACCTTGCACCTTGAAGATGACAACCCGCTAACTAGGAGAATTGGATAATGAGAAAACGAGATCGGGCCAAATGGATGGCCAGCTATCACGATGCACTCAAGACCAGAGACGACTATCAGGACGCAGCCCAGAGGGCCGACTACCGTTCTGAGTTCATCAATTGGGATAGTGCCATCTATCTATTCAACACAGGCAAAGATCCCAAGAGAGCAGCTCTTGAGGCGGTCAGCCCATACAACACACTCAGGGAGGACATTTAACTATGAACGATTTAATAGTGTCGGATGAACAGTGGATAGAGATCTATTCCGATCTGGCAGTCATTCTGGCTGAAGAATACGGGGATGGCCCCCTGATAACCGAGGTCGCAGAGAACGGCGATGAGCGGTACACCGAGGCTTCTCAGGATCGGTTTAACAGTTATTGCGATGAGGCCACGAGCATCATGGAGAGAATCGGATTCAAGAGATTGAATGATGAAGATGAAGTTCACGCTATGACTCCCATCGGGGAGCAGATCGGCAAACTGCTCAAGCAGCGCAACTATCCAGCGGCTAAGTTCATAGTCGAGCATGAAAGGCTCCACGATCAGATCCAGAAAAACCCAGGCCCAGGCGATGACCTGTTGTCTGAGATCGAGAGGGCGAATGATGAGTACAAAACCACTCGTGATCCCTGCGCTCGGTGTGGGGTCTATTCATTCGAGGGCAACGTGCCTTTCGACGATCAAGGCGAAGAGATCGGTGACCGCTACTACTGTATCGATTGTATCGACTCAGTGATTAGGCAAATTGAAGAACTAAAGGAGGATCAGTAGATGACTGAAGAAGAATATATCGAAGTGTTTAGCCGAAACGCTTTATCGCGAGAAGGTCAGATCAAATCAGATTTTTCTACTTGGAAAAGTAAAATTAACCATGACCTTAGGCTTCTTAATATGGCTCTTGAACACAAGTTCATAAGCGAAGAAGTTTTCGACGATATCAAACTGATGTTGAAATTAGAGTTAGTAATGGCCGATAAGACTGAAGAAACTATTGATAATTTTTTCAAAAAGGAGGATTAGCAGACATTCCAACTGATGAGCTGGGCGGGTAGTTCCCGCCTCGAAACCCCCTATCGGGGGTCTTGGATAACTAACTATAACTAGGAGTTTGAATATGGCTTTTAACATAAGCACAGTAACAACACAGTCAGCGGCCACGGCTATTGAGACATTTGTCTTAAGAGAAGATCCGAGGACAAAACTGCATCCTTTTTTGTGGGGTGCCTATGGAGTGGCAAAATCCGCTATCGTTAAGTCGATAGTGGCTTCTCTCTCTGAGACCACTGGCAACCAATGGGGCCTTCTAGACCTTAGAACCTCACAGATCGACGCAGTCGATACACGAGGGGTTCCAGAGATCATTGACCATGAGACCGATTTTGCTCCCCCACGCTGGCTACCTAACGTCGAGAGGGACGGTGAGTTCGGTATCACCTTCATTGATGAGATATTGCTGGGGATGGCTTCAGTACAGGCTAGTCTCTACCAGCTAATGACTGACGGTAGATTAGGCTCGTACATACACCCCAAAGGCTGGCACATAGTAGCCGCCTCTAATCGTCCTGAAGATGGTGCTGGGGTACATGGTCGCGTGGATCCAGCCCTGATGAATCGCTTTGCTCCGCACTTTAACGTGGTGCCTAGTGTGTCTGAGTGGACTGAGTGGGCATACCAAAATGGCGTGGCTCACGAGGTGATCGCATTCATTCAGTTTCGAGGGGCACCAAGCTCTGAGAATGGAGGACTGCTCCACGAGTACCTCGACGGGGGTGCCCCTAAGGGACACATAGCAGTAGCTACTCCACGCTCGTGGGAGTTCGTTTCTGAGATCATCAAGTGTGGTCTACCTAAGAAGATCGAGGCCGACTCGAT